GGCACCACTGCCAGCCGAGCGTAAAGGTGTATTGCCCGCGCACATAAACGTACCGCTGCAGGATCAGGTCGGCGACGATGCCGGCGACGGCGCTTGAGGCAATCTGGTGCGCGGTCACCTCGGTCGGGCGCAAGCCGTAGAGATCGATCGAGGCGGCATCCTCGCGGGCGAGCGGCTCGGCGACATACTTGTTGGCACGGTTGAGGTATTCAAGCGTGACGCGGTTGTAGGCCTCGGCCGAGGTGCTGCCGGTGTCGGCGATCTCGTTGCGCTTGATGATGACCGGATCGGCGCTGTTGTCGCCGAGGAAATCGTCCTCGTTGAGATTGGCCAGCGGCGTGAGGTCCGGCGCATAGGTCGCGCCGTTGCCGGTGATCGTCTCGTCGCCGTAGGGCACGAGTTTCAACACGCCTTCGGAGAAATACACGCCGGTATTGGTGAGCGTGAATATCTCGGTGAGCATCGATTCCGCGCTGGCCTGCTCTTCGTAGGCCGGCGAGAGCAGGATCCCGGCGGCGCGGCAGTAGTTGGAATACGCCGTGGTATCGCCCAGTGCGGGGGCGTTCGGCACGCCGGTATGCGGATTGGTCAGCAGATCGACGACAATGTCGCGCGGGTCGGCATCGACTACGCCGCCGCCGAGAAGATGCTTGCCCTGCACCTCGAAACTGTGATTCGGCAGGCTGCTGCTGTCTTCCAGGTCGTAGGACGCGGCGGTGGCCAGCGCGATGCCCTGATAGCCGATCGCTTGCGACGGATGCTTCGACGTGAGGTAGGACCATGGCGACTGGGGGTAGGTGCCGAGAAAGACTGAAAAGCGCTTCGAGGGGGCTTCCTGCGTCTTGTCGATCCAGACTTTTGTGACCGCCGTCACCGGCCCTTCGCACAAACCGAAGACGAGCGACGCGGTGTAGGTGTAGGTGGTGCTTTTCGAACCGCCACCGCCGCCCTTGCCGCCGGAGGATGAACTGGAGGTGTGCGCGATGGCCTTGAAATCTCCGTACCAGAGCAGGTTCGGCGTCACCCGCGTGGTGCCGTAAACGAGCGGGATCGGCAGGCCGGCGGCGCTGTTCTGGATGGAAAGTTTGGTGAGCGGGGTCTCCTTCTGCCCGCTGCTGCTGGCGCTGCTGCCGAACAGGCCGCTCATGCCGCGCCTCCGTCGTCGATACCGCGCAGGCGCCAGAGGCTGTCCAGCCGCTCGCCGAGCGGGCCGCGATCGGCTTCAGTCAGCACCACGGCACCGACGTCACGCCAGGCATGGGCGACGACCGGCCAGGCGGTGACGATTGCACCGTGCGCCGCGTGGCGGCCATACTTGAACATGGCGATGTCGCCGGGCCGCGGCATTTCACCCGGCGGCAACGGGTCGGCATACTCGCGCAAGGTGGCGAGGAAGCGCGGCTCGTCGCGGTGCATGTGCCAGTCCTGCGGGTAGTAACCGGGATCGATGGCGGGCACCAGGCCGACAGCGTTGAACACGCCGATCAGGAGGTTGGCACAATCGACGCCGACACCGCGCATGCGGGCGGCGTGGTGGAAGGGCGTGCCTACCCAGCGCAAGGCCTCGGCGACAACAGCTTCGCGCGGCGTCAGTAGGGTCATACCGCCGTCTCCGGCTCGGGGATGTACGGGCACCCCCGGAAGTTGGCGAGGTTGTTGAACTTGCCGGAACAGGTGCTCTGCAGCTTGTTGCAGCCGGGCGTGGCGATGAACAGGTCGCCGACGTCCGGCACGGCAGGGAGCGGTGAGAAGAGCGTGACGAAGCCGGGACTGTAGGCCTTGATGGTGCGCGAGACGCCGACCAGATCGCCGCCGATGAAGCGCACCGTGCCGCGCGTGAACCAACCGGCGGCCTGCGCCAGCGAACAAGGGAGGGAAGAGGCCGTCACGCCGGCGGAGACCGTGCCGGCAACGCCCCAGGACGCTTTGTCCAGCCCGCAGCCGGAATCGAACAGGGTGTGCACACACCCGGCCTGGTAGAGATTGCGCGGCAACTGGATCGCCAGCGCTTCGAGATCGGAATTGACGCCGACCTTGATCTCGGTGCGCGAGAGCTGGAGGTCGGCAAAGCGGCCGACGAAGAGGTTGACGACGCCAACCGCCGTGCCGTCCGCATTGAGAAAGACATGCTCAAGCACCAGCCGGGCGCGGTCGAGTGCGCCGGCAGCGGCCGCCGTGAGCAGCGGCTCGCCGGCGAGCGTGTCGGTCTCGCGCGGGAAAATGGAGAGATCGAGCGTGTCGACCTGCAACCCGAGCACGATGCGCGTGCGCCCGCGGGAAAGCGCGGGTCCGGTGCAGGAATACACGTAGCCGCTGACCGGGTGGGTAATGTCCGAATCAAAATCCGCCCAGCGCAGGATCTCGCCGGAGACGAGGGTGATCGTGTACAAGTCGCCCTTGATGAACGGGCCGCCGGCAGCCAGGTGCGCGGTGAGTTCGGGCGAGAGGGTCTTCATGCCGGGCCTCAGACCTTGTTTCCCGGAGCGCCGATCATCTCGATCTCGCCCAGCGACCAGAGGTTTTCGAGGAAGCGATCGAAGGTCGCCTCATCCTCGACGAAGCGGCAGCGGTAGTAGAACGTGCCGGACCAGGTGAGGTCGGCATCAGCCGCCGGCGCGGTGACGAAGGTCAATACGCCTGAAGCGCTGATGCTGTAGTCGCTGTCGGTGAGCGCGACGCCGTCGACCTTGATTGTCGGCGCACTGGCGAGGTTTTCGCACGGCTCGGTGAAGCCGAAGCCGCCAGCCCCGCGCGTGCGGGTGAGCTGGAAGATGCGCGTCAAGCCGTTGCCGTTGCCGAAAAGCATGTCGGTGACGGTGTTGTCCGACGGCGCGCTGACAAGAAAGGAATCGTGCGCGCCGCGCATCTGCAAGAAGAATGCTTCGAGCGTCTGCAGCTCGGCGAGGCCTTGCTCGTCGCGGATGACGTCGAACTTGGCAGTCAGGCGGTACTTCGGATAGCGCATGAAAGCCGCCCGCGTCTCCTTGCCGCTCACCGCCGTCTGGATGCGCGTGGAAAACCCCGGCGTGCGCGAGACTTCGATGCTCTGGCCGGGGAGGGAGGGGAAGACGGCCTGGCTCATTTCGGCAGCTTCTCGCAGATGAGGAAATTATGATTTCCCATCAGAAAGCGAAACCCGAGCGAGCGCAGGTGTTCAAAAAAATGGATCGACTCGCCCAGCGTCAAACTCGGCGCAGGGTTGTTCATCTTTACGTAGTGACCAGCGTCTTCAATGATTTCTACGGTGAAGTCGTATGATCCTTTCATCATTCCACCTATGGCTTGGTCGGCGCAAAGTTGCGGGCTTGCCGGCGCAGTTCGCGGGAAAGCACGTGCCCGTTGTTGCGGAAAAGGCGCTCGACGCTTGCGCCGTCAAAGGCGTGGATGGTGAGGTTCATGCCGCCACCCAACCCGCCTCCGTTCAACAACGATTCACGCAGAGGATTGGCTAGCTCGGACGGCAGTACCATTTCCTCTTCGTGTAGCTGCGTCATTGGGTTCAACCCCTTTGGAATACTGAACCCCTTGGAGGCTGATTTGATATTCGAACGTGCGCCAAGCACCATTCCCAACGTTGCGGCAAAAGCGGCGGCGGCGAGGATCGGCCCGATATAAGGAATACTGGCAACGGAATCAGCCGCTCCGGCAGCAGCAGACGCCCCTTTGTTTCCCACTTCAGCCATGGCTTGCGAGCCGGTTATGCCGACGCTGGCCGCTGCCGTGGCGGCCTTCGCCGATAATTCTTCCTGCATAAAACCGAGCGAGATAGCTTTTTCCTTACTAAGCCAGCCCATTGAAACAGCAAATTCGGCGGCCTTGCCGGCGATCCAGTTTTTTAGCATCGCGCCAACGACGTTCTTGGCAAACCACCCCACTAGTTCGGTGCCGACAGCCTTGACGGCATTGCGCCAGGTCAGGGTGCCGTTCATCATCGCCTGGATGCCTTTGTCCCAAAGGCTGCTGAATGATTGCCCCAAGTCCGTCCATATCTGCGTGGCCTTAGTCGCTTCAAGCTTCTGGATCTGCAGGTACTTACCGTTCAGCTGGTTTTTCTTGATCTGGTACTGCTGTTCGAGTTCGAGCAGTTGATTCTTGAGCCGCGCCATCTCGACCGGGTTGAGTTCGGGGTCCGATTCGTAGAGCGCGAGCTTGTCCTGCAGCGCCTGGCGCTTGATGGCGTAGCGCTGCTGTTCGAACTGGCGTTCCTGAGCGAGGGCGGCGGTCTGGGTGATCTGGTTGGCGGCAAGCAGGCCGTCCATGGCCGCCTGCTCGGCGTCGACCCGGGCGAGCGCGAGGGCTTCGGCGGAGCGGGTTGATTCGTTTTCCAGATGTTGCTTCTGCTGCGCTTCCTGCTTTCGCGCCTCAACGGTCAGCGTCGAGACCTTGCGCTCGACGGCGAGGCGGTCATTACTGGAGAGCTTTGCGAAGTTGA